GCGACGACGGGACGGTCCCGCCGACGAGCGTGGCATAGGTGCCGCTGGCCTGCTTGCCATCCAGGGCTGTCTGGAGGCCAGTCACATCCGAGATCGCGTGCGTGTGGCTGGACGGAGCGAACGTGGACGGTTTGTCGGTGATGCCGCTCCACGATGTCGTCCCGGCTGGGCCGGCTGGGCCTTGAGCACCGGCAGCGCCAGCAGCACCGGCAGGCCCGGTGGCACCGACCGACGCTACGGTCACGTTGACCGTATCGCCGTTGCCGACTGTCGGGTTGATCGCCGACGAGCCGACGACAGACACCGACACCTGGCCGCCGTTGGTGACGGTTGGCGTGATCGACGACGACCCGGATACCGATACGTTGACTTCGCTCATGCGCCGGGTGCCCTCGGGATGCACGAGCCGGCGAGAATCGTCCTGGTGATCGAGCTAGTTGGCGTGACCCACCGCAGATACCAGAGGTATTTGATAGCTGGAGTCAGGGCCGCCGTCTGCGTCTCCGTCAGACTCCAGATGATCGCCCCGGTCGACGCCGTCACGACTTGAACTGTTGGCGTCGCTGCTGTTGCACCGACAGTCGACACAACGCCACCGCCGCCCCCTTGGAAGCCGCCGGTGCTGGAGACGAACACGGCAGATGAGAGCGTGTATCCGGTGATGTCCTGCCCGAGGTTGATTGAGATATTGACTTCGTCGCCGACGACGAACGTAACGTCCAATTGGCCCGGTAGCAGTGAGAATGTTGGCATGTGTCACCTTTGTGAATTGTCGTCGGATTAGCGTGAATCCCCACCGGGATTGCCGTTGTACGAAGTGGCTGACTCGTTTGTAGAAACCGTGTGGACACGCAGCGTCTGCCGGAAGGCGTCGCCCCAGTGAAATACCGGCACGCCACGCGGGCTCGTGACCTCGTATGTGATCTCGACGCCGTTGACCGTCTCAATGATCCGGTCGTGCCTGGCTGGCTCGCCGAACGGCAGCGTCCCTGCCTTCATCACGAAGTCCCGAGACTCCCACGTTTCAAGAATCCCGCTGGTGCCCTGCGACTCAAACCGGCTGGTTCCGACCGTGGCCTGCACCATGGCAGAGTTGCTGCCACGCCAGTAGCGGACAGACCGCGACGCTCCCGCCGCCAACTGGCCGGCGAGCCACGCTGCACCGCTGGCGAGTAGGTCGGCCATTGGAACCTCTGGCTACAAGACCGCCGGCGGCGCGGAAAGGATGACGCTGCCGCCGGCGGTTTGCAGTGGGACTGGACTCAGCCGATGTTGATGAGCACCGGCACCACCGTGTCGCCGCTCAGCGCAGCTTCAGCGGCCTTGCCGGCACGCTTGTTGCCGCTGCTGGTCGTGGTCACGTTGCTGTTGGTGCTGTCCCAGTAGACGATGGCACCCTGACCGATGGCACCGGACGCCTTCGGCAGCTTGAACACACCCTCGACGGCCACGGCACCGAGCGCGTTGGCAGCGATCGGGCGAGGAGCAACGGTCACGAGATCGTTGAGAACAACGACAGCGCCAGCCGCAACAGCGGAGCTCGGCGTGTAGTTGATCAGGTCTCCGTCCTGATAGTAATCAGCCATTTGGATCACCTGCTTTCTTTTGAAACGGGGTTTGTTGAGTCATGCCGCTGGGCGGGAATTGGCTCCCGCCCAGCGGTCACGGTTTGCTGTTGTCAGGATCAGGCAGTCGCCATGCGGTAGCAGGAGAGGCTCTCGGCCTTGGTCACGCCAAAGTCGAAGAAGCCTCGGATCGCCACGCCGAGCAGCTGGTAGTCCGGTGCGACCTGTTCGATCGTCGGAGCCTGCTGACCGTTGAGGAAGACCACGTCGAGCGCCGGGAGGTCAACCGAATCGGCGGCGAGCCACCACGTCGAGGCCGACGTGAGGTAGTTCGACACGACGACGCGATACCGACCCTGGAGCACGTTCGCGTTGGGCTCCTTGGTCGTGTTGCCCGTGATGAGCAACGCCGAGGTCATGAGCTCCGCAGCGGTGATCTCCAGTTCCGGCGGAACGAGCAGCACGCGAGGCGCGATGCCGAGCGGGTTGCCGTCCGGGTCGGTCAGCTTGCGGAAGGCGGTGGTGGCCGTCTTCAGCGATGACAGCGACAGAGCGTTGCCAGCGGCAGCGGTCGCCGACTGGTAGTAGCTGCTGTTGCTCGACTGGAACTCCGACCAGATCGCCTCGTTCATGGCGAGGGCCGCACCACGACCCATCCGCTGCGGGATCTGCGACAAAGCGTTCAGGTCGTCGTTGATCATGTCCTGGCGGGTCAGCTGGGTGCTGATGCCGTAGGTGTCAGCAGCAACCGACCGCTTGGTGTCGGAAGCCTGAGCCACCTTGAGCTCGCCGGCGTTGCCGATCTTCTTGAACTTCATGTCGCCGTTCAGACGCAGCAGGTTGATCGCCTTGAAGTCGTTGACCGACCTCACTGCACTGACCTCCTGCCACGACGACTCGACGGCGTTGAAACCGTTGAGCAGGAACTTGTTGACGAGAGCGCCAAGCAAGTTGCTGATGTCGTGCGTTGCGAACGCCGCTTTGATCACCTGCTCCGCGTTGCCAGACGAGATCCGACTGCTGCCGGTGTAGCCGTTGGCACGAGCGGCCTCGATCAGCACCTCGCCGATGCTGGTCGTCCGCTTCAGCTTGTCGGCGGCTTCCAGCGTGCGAGCGTCGAACGACTTGTCGGCATTGGGCAGGCCGCCCTGGAGGCAGAGAGCCGCCTCGATCACCCTGTCGTTCTTCACTTCCTCGATCACATGGACGGCCGGAGCACGGCTCTCGCGAGTCGCTTGAACCTTCTGCATGTTGGCAACTTCCTGTCTCAGGGAATCGATCTCGGCCTTGAACGCGGACACGTCCACGCTGGCCTCGACCTTGGGCTCCACGACGACAGCCGCCGTGGCTTCCACCTTGGTCGCAGTGACCTCGGCGGGCATTTCGTTGGCGTGATCCGCCATGAGTAGCTCCTCTGCTTCTTCAGCAGCGATGCGGGCAGACGTTGCGTCATCTGCACCCAAGGTCACAAACGAAACCTCCCGCAACTTGGAGGCTTTTACGATGCGGACAGGACCGATGAAGGTCTGCCCGTTGACTGTTACGGATTCGCCGGCGGCCACCTTCTGGTGCCGCATCACGTCGGCTCCGACCGACGCCTGCCACGCAAATCCCTTTTCGGCCAGGGCAGTCACCTGCCGGGCCAATTCAGATTCCGCGAGAATCTCGCCCTCGACGTACAGCCTGCCGTTCTCGGTACGAACGCTCGTAGCCTGCCCGAGGATAGAAGCCATCGTGTAGTCGTGGCCCATCACGATCGGAATCCGCTGGTTGAATTTCATTCCAGCCAAGTCGATGACGATCGGCTCAGCCGACCAGCCTTGCCGGATTGCCGAGCCGGTGTACGCCTCAATCGCGAACTTCCTCGGCTGCGTTGGCATCCCGTCGCCAGCCTCGGCGGCGACAAACTGCACGGCGCTTTCGATCTTCAGGGCATTCATGCGTTTTCGTCCTGCGGTGTTTCTTGGTATGTCGCCTCGGGCGAGATATCCACGAACAGGCCAAGTTCTTTCATCAGCGCCACTTCGGCTGAACGCTGACGCAACTCGGCCTCCCAGTTCTTGCCTTGTTTGGCGTATTCGTGGGCCAGCGTCGTAGTGTGCGTCCGTAGGCGTGTCTCTGCTGCGGACGCCTCCTTGGACGGGTCGACGTGCTCCTTGCCGTCCCACACCCACGCCCACTGCCAATCGTTGATCGGCGGCAGCCCTCGAGGAACGATGCCGAGGAGCACGGCTTCGTCCAGCCACATGCGGAGCGTGCGGTCAAGCATCTGCCGCTCAAGCTCATCACGCAGGACTCGCTGATTGGACGTGTAGATCTGATGATCCATCCGGCCGGAAGCGTAGTTGTAGGACGACGAATCCAGCGCGGCGATGTTGTATGGAATCTGCATGCAACGAGCGATCTCGTTGAGGATCTCTCGCTTGAACATCGCGTAGGTGCTGGTCGGCTGCTCGGCCTTAAGCTGCGATACGTTCCAGCCTTCCGGCAGCGTGACCATCGTCCGCTTTTCGATCGGCATCTCAGCGAATGCATCAACGTCATCCACTTCGGCGGCCGGCGAGTTGGAGTGCAGAAACGCGGCGAAGTCCGCCGCCGTCTCCGCAGCCGCAATCACGGCGTCTGTGTATCGCCGCAGCTGGGCAAACAGCCGGATTGAAGGAGCCACCTCAGATACGCCACGGTGCTGGGCCGGTCGCTGACGCGAGAACCAATGCACCACCATCTCGGCGGGAATGCGGTTGAACTCAAAGTTACTCACCTGCCAGTTGGAGCCTGGGTGGTACTTCAAGACTTTGTAGGCGATGACGTTGCCAACGTCATCAAACTCGAGCCCGTCAACGATTGAGCCTTCCGGCGTCGTGTCCGGGATGTAGAGGCCAACCGGCGTGGCAATCATCTCGGCTTCGACCAGGCGAATGTCCAGTTGAACGCCGTCAAGCCGTGGATTGGTGAAATACATTGCAAACGATTCGCCGTCGATCAGCTTGCTCTGACGCATCGTGCGGAGCTTCTCGGCGAGGTTTACGTGCCACGACCAGTCAAAGAACGCTCGCTCAATCGTGCGGTCTGCGTCGCTGTCGCCAGTGTTCAACTGCAACCGTGGCCCAGTGCCCACCAAGTCGGTCGCCAGCGTCTCGCAGATGCCGGCAAGGTATGAGTTGTTGTTTCGCTCGTAGCGGGCTCGATTCCGAAGAGTGCGGCGAACGACTGGCGTCAGTGCACCGTCCAGGCTGAACCAGTCAGCGTTGGCCCAGTGACGGCGATCATCAACGCTCTCGGCTGCGTCAAACCGTGCACGGACAAACTTTGACGACGTAGGCATCTGCCTAGTCGGCTGCGTCCGCCCAAACCAGTTTGAAAACAGTCCCATCAGAATGAGCCCGGTGGCAACAGCTTGTTGAACCGCAACCCGCGTGTTTTCGACTTGAGTGCAGCTTTTGCGGCCAGATACTTGTCCGCGTCAATCATGGCGTTGACATCTTGCGACTCGACCTCCCCAGCGTCGGTGCGGACCCGCTTGGGTCCGGAGGCTGTCTCGGCGATCTTGTCGCTCAGTTCGTCTGCCATGGCAAAGACACTACGCGACGACGCAAGTGATTCTGACCGGGTGTGCCGTTAGATTTTCGCCCAGTCGTCCCCGGAACGCTGGTACTCGTGCACGTCGATCGCACCGATCCTCCTGGCGATGACGGCTGCCGCTGGAGCAAACACGGCCAGCGACTTGTTGCGGTCAATCGTGCCGTGGACAACCAGGGCAGCCGACAGGGCAAGTGCGACGCAGGACGACCGATACCGCTCGTCCACGAACATCTCGAGCGTCTGGGTGTCACGCCACCGATGCGAGCAGGCCCAGCCAACCATAGCGCCGTCGATGTGGCAGACCGCAATCGGCGTGCAGCTGGAAGACTCGCCCTCCAGCACTGCAGAGACTTCTCGCTGAAACTCGCTGTCCTGCTTGGTCAGCCGTGACCGGATGGCAAACAAATCCCGAGGCTCCAGGCCATCGACGCTGACAACTGAGATCATTTGCCGAGCCTTTTGAGTTGTATTACACGCTTTCCACCAGGGCCGCTCGGAATTGTCACCTTTTTTCGCTGGCGTCCCCCCGCCTCTGTCGCCACGGGTGCCACGCCCGCCATCGACGCCGCCACGGCGGCTCCGACCAAGCAGTCCCACCAGTGGTTTTCTCGGCGGCCGTCGAGTTTCCACTCGTCGACAACGCGGCCACGGGCCTCGGTCCTGACCGGGAACTCGCTGGTCAGATGCTCCACCAGCATGTCGTGATCGCCGGCGTGCAGCGTGATCGCCTCTGGATCGCCGAGCGACAGCCGCAGCCGAGCAGCCGAGAACGTCTTCCAGAAGTTCGTGTCATAGACGGCGTATCGCTGGCTGGTCGCCGTCTGCCGGACGACCCAATTCAGCCCGAGCTTCTCACCACGCCCACGCTTCTCGGTCAGGCTGCCGCCCGAGGCTCCGATGCCCTTTCCGTGGCTCGGCAGCAGCATCGCCGCAAACGTCGAGCGACGGCAGAACGTCCTGACGACCTCGGTGGATTGTCCCCAGCCGGCGTCGATCAGCACCTTGCTCACTCGCATCGGCACGCCGTCTTCGCGGCTCCAGTCCTTGCCGAGCAGGATCTGCGTGAGAGACTCAAGCCCCGCCGACAATGCCCCCTCAAACCCGGCACCCTTGGCAGCCAGTGCCAGCGTCTTCTTGGCGTTCTTCGCCTCAAAGAAC